CTATGACCCCCGTAAGGACTCCACGAACGGCGGATCAGGAGCGCACCGTCTAGCTGACTCTACGACGTGGGAATGGTCAGATAACCCTGCTCTTTGCCTCGCGGACTATCTCTTTGATGATCGCCTAGGCTTGGGTGCCGAGGGCGTAACCTATGACGATATAGATTGGCCTCTCGTCATCGCAGCGGCCAACGTCTGTGACGCTACGGTGAGCATCCCAGGGGGCGCGACGGAGAAGCGCTTTACCTGTAACGGTGCGCTCTCTACTGGCAACACCTACGCTGAGAACATCAAGGCCATCCTGTCCTCCATGGACGGTCAGATCACGTGGTCCGGTGGTAAGTACCGCATCCGAGCCTGTGCCTATGAGGCACCCGTCTACACCTTCACGGGTGATGATGTCGTCGGGGATGTGCAGATTCAGCCTGAGCGAACCCGTGCGCAGCGCTTCAACACCGTTCGCGGTACGTTCGTTGACCCCGAGTCTGACTACGTTGCTACGGAGTTCATCCCATACACCGATAGCAACCTTCAGTCTGGCCGTGACGCAGGGCAGAAGCTGACCAAAGACATTGCCCTACCCATGACGAACTCTGAGTACATGGCTCAGCGTCTCGCCTATAAGATCGTGGCCCTCAACGATCAGCAGCTCCGCTGTATTGTCCCCATGAACTGGAAGGCGCTGAAGGTTGGCGTAGGGGATCGTATCCAGCTCTCCATTGACGAGCTGAGCTGGTCTAACAAGGTCTTTCGGGTTGAGGGCTGGGCCTTTGACCCTGACGCTGGCTTTAACCTTACCCTTCAAGAAGACTCGTCCAGCTCCTATGCTGACCCCGGAGTAAGTGATTACTCCACCCGTACGTTAGCCGGTACGGTGGTCTTCGCTGACCAGCCTGTACCCTCGCCGTCTAACTTGAGCGCTACCGCTGAGGAAGAGGCAGTATTCCTGCAATGGGCTAACCCTGGCCGCGCCTCTGGTTATGACGAGATCATCATCTACGCATCCGCTAACTCGTCATGGGCTAGTGCGTCTGAGGTTGCTAGGACGAGGGGCAATAGCTTCCGCCATGAGCTGGCGCGTGGCACTCAACGCTACTACTGGATCAGGGCCGTAGACGTTGACGGCGAGACGTCTATCCGTAACCCCAACTCCGATACCTCAAGCATCACCGCTACGGCGGGGCAGATCGACTTCGCTAACCTCGGCGGAGCGACGAAGCCAGCGGACAACGCTACTAGGAACACCGGAGCCCTGGCTGACCTAGACACCGTTGATACTGCCCAGATCGAAAATGGTGCAGTAGACACTAATCAGATTGCTGACAATGCGGTAAATATCACCAAGATCGCGGACACCCTCCAATCGACCAACTATTCCGCAGGGTCGGCAGGCTGGAAGCTGACCACGGACGGCACCTTTGAGGCTGGGAACGGTACGTTCCGGGGCGCGCTGACGGCTACCTCTGGCAGCATTGCTAGCACCGTGACCATTGGGGGCACCGCACTCTCTACCGTTGTCTCTGGCGCAGCAGCAGGCGCTACAGCGTCCCAGGTGAACCGTGGGCTGGCGTTGCTGTTAAACCAAGATACGAGTGGCAGCACAAATCCGGGTGAAGCTGGGCTAGTGGGAGTCGATAAGGACGGCAACCCCGAAACCGGGACAGATGGCTTTATCGTCTGGAACGGCGACAAGATTACGGTTGAACGGAACCAATACAACGCTTTTACCGTCCTTACTAACAGCGCAAACAAGCGCGGGTTTATCGCCTTTGACGTAAACAAGACAGCGCCTTTTGCCACTACGTCCTACGGAGACCTAGACGTAGCTTTCGTTTGGAAGATCGGAAGCCAATGGTACTTTGACGAGAACGCATCCGCTGGCGTCACGTTTAACCCCTCCAGCTTCACTGGTACGCAGACGGGAACGGACGGAACGACCACAGCTCGCATTGTGGCGCTAGGCTTCCTAGAGACCAGCACCGCTGACCTTATTCTGCGCGGCGGTCTGTTTGGCGAGCCCATAGACCTAGAGCTAGCAGCCTTCCCCGGAGACGTTATCCAGTCTGGTTCGGTGGGTGGGGTAACGATCACGGACTCCAAGCTCTATCAAGGCACGGGGACGTTCAACAACAGCAATACTGGCTTCTACCTAGACGACACCGGCAAGTTCTCCCTGAAGGACAAGCTCGCATTCTTCCCTTCGGATAACACCCTCCGGGTGAAGGGGAACATCGAGGCCGACGTCATCACCGTGAATCAGAACCTTCAGGTGGTAGGTGACCTCAAGGCCAGCAGCCTAGCCATTGCCTCTATCACCCGTGAAATGTTCACGCAGGACGCCCTGGATGAAATCTACGGGGCACTCGCTACGGCGGTGGGTGGTTCTAACGGGGACTACAAAGAGGCCAGTGGTAGCTTCACTACCTCCGGGGGTACGGTAACGCTCGCGCTCTTTGATCACGGCGAGTCGAACGTGGTGGTGGAGTGGCTGGAAAACTACGGCTTCGCTCAGTTCACAGATTACAGCGGCACGGACCTCCAGGCCACGCTGACCTTTGAGGCGTCTACTACGTCTAACTTCGCCACCATCGCGGCGTCCAAGACCGAAACCATCACGCTTGGGAAGTACGACCTCAGCGTCTACTACGGCTCCACTTATATTTGGTATTACGGACCCCGTACGGTCACCAAGACCTTCACCACAAGCGATCTCGCGGATACCACCGACTACTACTTCCGGGTCCGGGTGACCAACGTAGGCGCAGCCTTCACCGGCATCACCTATCCCTTTGAAGTGGAAGCGAACGAGGGCGTGACTGGCGTAGTGTCTACTGGTGGTAACGCTGACACCCTGGACAACCTAGACTCCACGGCGTTCCTGCGCTCCAACGTGGACGATACGTTCGACGGAAACCTAGTAGTTACTGGAAACCTCACCGTCAACGGGACGACCGTAACCCTTAACACCGCGACCCTGGACGTTGAGGACAAGAACATCACCCTCAACTATGGCGCGGGGGATACGTCGGGAAGCGCGAACGGCGCGGGTATCACGATTCAGGATGCCGTCGATAGTAGTACGGATGCCTCCATCCTATGGGACGGCACAAACGACACCTTTGATTTTAGTCACGCCATAGACGTATCTGGGGTTATTAGCACCGCCACTGCGTCAAGCATTGGCATCAGAACAAACTATGGCGGCTTCGCTCAGTTTGCAACGGATTCGCAAATTGACCTTGTCAGTAGCTCAGACGGGACGTGGGGTTCAGCAATTAACCTGGTTGAAGGTAACAACACTACCAACACAGACGTTTGGGGCATTGCGAGAAAGACGACCGGCGGCATCGGCGATTCTAGCCTTCACTTTAATTTCGGAACGCAAAACCAGCACAACAACACCTCTCAGTTTAGCGTTTCATCTTCAGGAGACGGCGTATTCACTGGCGCAGTCGGGGGCACTAAGCTCAATATCGGCGGCACTGAGACCATTGATACCTCTCGCCGGTTAAAAGCTACGGGCGCGTCTAATCTACTAGACGGTGCTACGCCTTCAGTATCAGGCGACACCGCGTACTTCCCGACCAAAATGGTCAGCCCCAAGATCGTTTTCCTGAACGATGCGGACGGCGACGATAACTACATTGTCACCAATGACAATAACAATACCCACTTCGTCAACGGCAATCTGTCAGGAGTGTGGGTTGAGTTCTATGGCGACAAGACCCAAGGCAATGCTGGGCTGGTATATGACTGGTGGAAGGGCAAGGGCGCAGAGCTTAAGCAGTTCACTAATACGGGAACGACGGAAGGAACGACATTCCTAACCTTACACAACGCGGTTGGAGGGTCTGACTCCACCGGCGACATAAGCCAACAGCAGACCTTTATTGACTTCGTTTTCACAGACAATAACGCGAACGAATATCCGCAAGTCCGAATTGGCGCACAGGTCGGCCCTGACGCAGACGCAAACACCACAACCCTTGAGGGTCAGGGCGCTTTCGTTGTCTATACAAACAACGCAACGGGCGATACCGCAGGCACTACCACAGGTCTCAATGAATCCTTCCGCGTGTCCTATGACGGTGATGCCACGATTGCTGGGGCGCTTGGGGTTTCAGGTATTACCAGCGATACGACCATTAACATTGATTCGGCGGGTCATGGCTACTTCATTATAGACAACGGCGGTCAGTACGAGTCAGGGATCATCTACCGTAGGAACGGTACCAGTAAGTGGGAAACCTATATTTCCACCACAAACGATGATTATCGTTTCTACTCTTATGGCGGTACAGCGA